CAGTTTGTACTTTAAGATTTTTCAAGAATTCAACAACTTCAGGAGATACAAACTGAATTTCTTCAACTTCTCCTTCTATTCCAAACATGTCTCTAGCAAGTTCTGACTTAATGAAGCAATAAACTCCAGTTCTATCAGCGTCTCTCATACTAACTTGTTCTGCTTCTTTACTTGAAGGTTGATTCTTAATTTCAATAAGACAAACATAACCTTCCGCAATCTTAGCTGCTACTTCTGGACAATAAGCATAACCCATGAAGTTTTCTTTTTCAAGTCTATCTTTCATGTTTTTGTCCAATAAAACAGATTCAGAGTGTTTCTCTCCTGTTACAGGGCAAACTAAAAAGCCCATTCCTACGTGTGATTTATCACTCATTCTTCTTTCTTTTTAATTGTTTTTTAAAAACTTTAATTCTTTTTTTTTCTGCATCAACAAGATTTTTCTTTCCTATTAAGTACATTACTGGAGGATTGTTAAATCCATCCATTACTGCGAAACAATATAACTTCATACCGATTTTATATTAAAAAGGGCGTCAATTTTGTCAAGCAACTTCTCTGTCATTACCGGATCCTTATATTCAAACATAGATTTTCTTCCAGAATGAAATATTGTTAGTCTACCTCTTGAGCAGATGTAATACTCTTCAATAGTATTTACCTTTATTCTCTTAGAACTTCCTTCTGGAGAAGTTTTAAAACATTTAAAGACTATAAATTCTGACCTAGATTTTAGTTTTGATTTTGAAACTTCACTTTCCATAATTAACCTCCGAACCCTGGTATAGCATTTAACTTTTTAATTGGAGCCCCCGTCCTGCCTAATAGCTTGTCAGCCTCTTCATAAAACTTAACCAATTTCTGTGATTCATTTGGCAATGGTAATTCTTTAAATCTATTCGACGCTCCATCAAACAGCATGTGTACATACTTGTTAGGAGGTCCAAATCTATTTTTAAGAATCTTTATTGCTCTAAAAGAATCTCTAAATCTTTTGATATCGTAATCATGATAGTCTTCAAATCCATACCTGTCTGGAGAATAAACTCCTATGACAATCTTAGCATCCCTTTGTATCTCCTTATTATTAGCAAAATTACTTAATGCAGGTTCTGTTTTTTTAACGATACTATCGCCCTTGTTAGTAAATTGTTCTTTTTCTCCTGACTGTTCTTGCTGAATAACATTAACTACTGCCCAATTCCAGTGCTTAGTTAATTGTTTTAAAGCATAATCAGTACTCCATTTAGCCATTGTTTGATGTTGACTCATCATGTTTCCTGTTACTTTGTCCTTTTCAGGAACAAGCAAACTTAAGTGGTCAACAACTACAATAGTAATAGCATGTGGGTCTTTTGGCTCATAATGAGAATAAACTTTTACTGTTTCAGTCTCGGTAGATCCATCATTCTTTTTCTTAATGAATTCTCTATCTTCGTAGATGTGTTTACCATTTTTATCAGCGTAGTCTCTGCAATATTTATATATTCCAGTAGCATTGTAAACTGAATCAATTACTTCGACTGATTCTAGCAATTCTTCAATATCATCTAAATGAGTTTCTATTGACTTCATAGCAGATTCTTCAAGTGCATTAACTCTAAATCCTTGTAATGTCAATAAATCAAGCTTTATTCCTTTACTAGACACATAATTGCAAATCATTGTGTCTATAAACTCTTGTTTGCTTTCCTCTAATGCAAAATAGAATATTTTTAATTTAATGCCATTTCGTCTAGCGTATTCTAATGGCTCCCTAACAGCAAGTGCTTTAGTCACTTGAGTCTTTCCAACGCCACTTCCGGCAGTAATCATAGTTATCATTCCTGGAACAATGCCAGGAACTGAAGCGGCTAATTTAGGATAGCTTTCAAATGGAATACAGAATATTCTTCCCTTTTCTTTGTCAGCCTTTATTTGCCTTAATTCTTGAACTCTTTGGAATACCTTCCCATCTTCTCTCTTTCCAACCATCTTTCTCTTTCATTATAACCAATCCTCACTGGAATAGTTGTTATCAACTTCTTTGCTCTCTGTAACTAAGTGAGCGAACTTCTCGTGAAATCCTTCGTTTAACCATCTTGCAGCTTCAACCATGTATTCTAAATCACCTGATTTTTTCTTATCTGCAACTTCAGCACGAAGTACTTCTATCGCAAACAATTGCTTCTCAATGTCTTTTTTGAATACTAAATCCCATTTTTTTCTTAATCTTGATCCAAGAATTGTATCAGAAGATGCTGGACTTAATGCTCTGCTTCCACCCGCATTCTTCTTAACAGCTGTTGGATACAAATCAATCCATTGAGAAAAGTAATCCTCTTTTGTTGAAAAAATCTCAGTTGCCTTACCTCTTAAGAAGATTCCTTCTTCAGTTAGTTTAAGCAATGCTTTTTTCTCAAGCTGAACTAATTCAGCTGCATTGTAATTAAATATTCCAGAAATTGTAAAGTCGTTGGCTACGTCGTATAGTATTAAATACTCATTAACACTAATCTTGAACTTTTTTAAAAGCTCAAAGTCTATACTAATATTTACCATTTTATCTGTTTTCTATAAAATCTTCACTAAAATCAACCATTGCTCTTTCAAAGTATTTTTCGTCTTGTGTATTTAGCAACTTAATCAAATGAACTTCAGGAAATTCATGTCTTAACATTCTACCTAACATCTGGAAATAAGACCCAACCGTACTATCCAATTGAATTATTAATCCTTTTTGAATTTCAGTAAGATTGAGCCCTTCTCTCAACATGTTGACGGCAAACAGCATAGAATACATCTTACTGTTAAACCCATCAATGAGCTCTTGATTTACCTTTTTATGATTCTTTGAGTTAACACTACTATTACCTCCAAGTTCTAATGATTGCTCAATGGATCCTGTAAAGCAAATGTGTCTAGAGTTACTAAAAGAATCTAGTATTTCCCGAGCTTTCTTGGTCTTGGCAGACGCGATAAATTTCTTTCTTTGAGACGCTATATTTAAGAACTTATTTTTCATCATCATTCGTTGAAAAAAGTCTGAAAAAGTTTCTTTTATTTTAGTGTCTAAATAATTCATTTGGTCAGTTAGATATGTGTAGTATTCTAATTGATTACATAATACGTTTAATTGAATGTGGCTATAAGAATTAAGCATCTTCCATCTTTCTTTGAAGACTACAGTTTTAATTACTGATTTTGCTTTAATTCCTTTAGTCATAGTAAATTCATAAGGCCTGTCGTCGTCATTTGTAAGTTGTAAACTATGAACAATAACTCTAGGCTTTGGCAGTAATTCAAGATTAATGGCATCTAACAATGTTATTGTATAATATTCTACTTTTCTTTTAGAAAGTAAAGATATTAATGCCTTTTTGTCGTCTGGAATGGTAGCAGATAGAAATATCAACTTAGTATTCTTTCCTATTAATCTTTGCAATTCTGCAGTTCTTTTGTCAGTTAATGCATGACATTCATCAAGAATAATAAAGTCCGCTTGGATAATTAGTTTATGTAAAGAAGCATAAAGTATTGTATCGACATTGTTTAGAATGTGTTCCATCTTATGAAACTTTATGTCATCGAGCCAATTCTTTTTATGAGTGCTTTCTTTGCATATCAAATACCCCCTTGCATTCTTGTTTTTCTTGATTATGTCATTCACTATCTTAACCGCGGCATAAGTCTTACCTGCGCCGGTTGCCCATTCCAAAACAATATTCTGATTATCTTGAGATAACTTCAAAGACTTGTCTTGGATTTTTTCTCTAACCTTGTTTTGCTGACTTGACAATACTTTTTACTAATTCGTCCATTTTCTCAGGAGTCATATTAGAAATGTCTTCAATTGACAAAGCAGACATTGGTGTTCCCGGAGCACCTTCTGCAGCTCTTTCTAATTGACAACCTTCACACATGCATTCTGCACCACTTTTAATTCCTTCTTGGAACCTAGCTAATTCAGGGTTGTTTGAAGCTAATCTCTCAGCAACTGTAATTAAAATTCTAGCGAAATGACCTTCTTTTGCTCCAGCTCCTTCAAGCATGTTCATCAATCCTTCAGGACTTCCGATTACAGCAAAACATTGTCCTTTCTCTTCTCCATCTTGTTTATTGATGGCTCCTGTTAAGTGTATAACTTGAACAGTTTGATCTTTTGATTCTGAAACATCACCAGCAAAGCTGACAACTTGCTCGTCAATTACCACTAGCTTTTTGATTAATGTTTTTTCAATAGATTCTACTTCTTTCTTTTTTCTTGAAAAGATTCCCATGATTATAGTTTTAGTTTATTTTAATTAAGGTCTTTACGACCTCCCGCACAATTCATTGCTCCCAATGATACGATGGCATCTTTCGATGACAAAGGCAAGTGTCTAAAGCTTGCTGCCCATTCTCTGTATATAGAGAAAGATTGATTACCTGTTACCGGTATCTATTTCTTATTGTTAACACTTTTTTATTGAGTCAACGACTTCTAACCATTTCCCTGTTAAGCCATAAATTAAGTTGTCTAACCTAAACATTTCAAGCTTTCCGTCATAATCTCCATTATACAATGTAATTACGTCGTCTTTATGTCTTGGCGATTCTAAGTCGCCTTGTCTTGCCATTATGTATTGATTACCAGGACTTAATGTTACACTAACCTCTTTGTATTCTAATTTATTTCTGCTTATACTCATGCTGTAAGTGTCTATTACTGGACCTTTACGTTCTTTGAATCCGTATAATAACAGTAATTCTGGAGTAGCTAATACTCCTTCTTTCATCTTACTCATTTTTCCTAGGTTTTGTTTCGCCATTTTTGTTAACGTAATTAGACAGCAACACCGGAGTGTAGCCTATAACTTCACATGAAAGATTAATGTATCTTTCATCTTGTAAAGTTCTTTCGTGTACGTGGCCGTGAATATTAACATAAAATTCTTCTAATTGACTTTCATGTATTGGACAGTGAGTTAGGATAAATCCTCTTCTCTTCATCATTCCGCATATTCCAGAAACATACTTAAGTAGTTCTTCTGAATCTTGCGGCCTGTCATGATTGCCTCCAATTACTGTTTTTCTTCCATTCATTCTATTGAGTAAGTAGTATGAATTTTTCTTTTCCATTGTAACATCTCCGAAGATAATTACATTGTCTTTCTTGTTAACGACCTTGTTCCAGTTAGCTATGATAAATTCATCATGCTCCTCAACAGTCGCGAAACCTCTTTTTGTAGCCATATTTTGATGACCTAAATGTAAATCTGCTATTCCGAATGTTCTACTCATCTGTTGATAAATTTATTCCTTTATGTACATGGACTTTTACGCTTGTTTTATCTTCTTCCTTAACTTCTCCACTAAACCAAGTTAGCCAACTAAACCATTTATTGATAAAGTTTATTGCTTTTTGAAGTTTTAAGCTAGTTATGTAGTCTTCTATTGTAAGTAGATTTTCTCCACAACAAGGGCAAGGTTCATCTATGTATTCAAGAAGATTTAACTTTTCGTCAAATGGTATTTCGTAATTACAATCAGTGTTGTCGCATACGATAAACTTTTCTTGGACTTGTTCAATTAATTTTCTTTTCATTTGTTTTGTTTTAGATCCCCAAGCAGATTCGAACTGCTGTCTTGCACACGCTCGCGCCCATCCTAACCACTAGACGATAGGGAAACTTTTTAAGCTTTAACTAGAGACAAAGATATTGATTGAGCTAAGCCAATCATGTTTACATTGTCTACCTGAGCAAGAATAAGTTGATTCTTTACTTTCTCAAAAGAAGGAGATCCTTTGTACGTTCCAACATTTTGCTTTTTGAATTGTTTATGTAACGCTTCAAGTGCAGTTGAATACTCTTTTGATACGATATTGAATGAAACTTTTTTGTGCTTGGTAGCTATGAAAACAATTGCGCGTTCAGCAGCCAATATTCCATGCTTAGTTTTTAAAGCTTTAATCTTTCTTTGAAAGTCAAATGTTCCTTCATAAGATGAATTCCATGCAGAAACTACTGCTTGAGCATCATCAAATACTTTTGTTGTTAGAGCATTAATCTCAGTTAATGTTAACTTACCGCTTCTTTTTATTGTAACTTCTAATTTTTTTGACATTTTGTTTTGTAATAATGATTAATAAAAAAAGGGGGCTAATTACTCCCCCTTTCAAAAACTAAAAAATGAGAAAACTACTCAGCGGCGTTTCCTGCATGTGCAGTATTCATTCCTGGATTTGAATCTGAAGTGATAAAAATATCTCCTCTGTTCAAATCTGAAGTGAACTCAGTATCTCTATATACTGGTTGTCCATTACTTAAAATGATTGCTCCGTCTTTTCCTTTTCTTTTTGCTTCTTGACCAGGGTAAAAAGGACGAGTACTCTCTGTAACTACAATTTTACCTGCCATTGGATAAGGTTGTCCTTCAACCAACATTCCTTCTAATACATCTGCTGTTGCTCCTTCAACAGTAATAAATGCACTTCTTTTTGCAAATCTTGAGAAACCATTACTGATTGCTAATTCACTTTGGTCTAGTCTAATTTTTCCGAATTCTGCACCAGCTTCATTTTTAAATCTTGTGATTAATTTTCCTGTTTCTGGGTGACTTACTACTACTGCTTTACCTAAATTGTTCATGATTTTGTATTTTAATTTTTTGTCTTTACTTGTGTTGGCAAAAGACTACTCCCGATTGTTTAACTCTTTTTTTGTTTTAGTATGCGTATTATAAACTGAAAAATCCTGTCAAGTCTGTAAACTTGTCATTTGTGAATCTATGCAAGAACTCAACCATCCCTGATTGGTGAGATAACTCTTCCTTGTATTGTTTCATGTAAACTTTATCAGCTTCGGCCATTAACTTCTCTCCAAGTAGCATGATTTTATCTTTTGCTTCTTTACTTGCCATTCCGTTTAGCCTTTCTTCAAGCAATGAATTGGAACGCTCCCGCGCTATTGTCTTTTCACTTGCCATCCGTTGAAAAAATTCTTGTCTTGATCTAACTACTGCGATCAAGCCATTCATTTCTTCTGTTGTAATCATCTTCTCAATGGGAATTAGATTCTCATCTTTCTTTTTTTTAATTGCTTTCGCCATCTTGTTGATTATAATATTCATTACTCAGTTTTTGAATCTCAATTAATGAGAGTTCTTTTCCTCTTGTAGAAACTATTCTATCCATCTCTAAGATGAATGATAAGTCTTCTTGGCTTACGCTCATCCCTGATGCTGCCAAGGCTGCTGTTAATATTTCTAGATTTTCAATGATTTTACTACTTTTATTCCTATTATCTTTCTGTATTCAATCTCATCTGATACCACTTTTAAGAGAGTATCATCAAGTATTCTAATCCTATTGTCATGCTTTTTTAAGACTTTCCTTAGTTTTACACATCTCAAAGTATTTAACTTAATCTCTCTTCTGGTATCTAATTGATACAAGGTAATAGTTCTAGCGACTTCATGCGCTTTAAGGTCTATTCTTATTATCTTCCTCATCTTCTAAGGCTTTAACTAATCTTGCTGAGCTTATTATTCCTATAACAAACATAGCAACTACAAATGACATCAAGACAAGTGTAATTATTGGTCTTGAATCTATATTACCCTCCATTTGAGATTCTGTTATAGGCTGAATATATTGCCATTGCTGTTGATGCAAGAAAAAACACTATTGAAATTATGCACAATATAGATCCTTTTGTTTCAAAGTAAATAAATCCGCCTTCTTTTCTGGAGTGATATCTTTCAGCTATCAAGTAAAATATTACTGATATTGCTAATAATAATAATGAAATCATAGTTAGTTTGTTTTTGTTCTAGCTCCTAAGACTTTCTCGGATACTACTTTGTTGCCAAACATCATTGGCGTGTATGTAATTTCTACTACATTTTTAAAAGCCTTGTTTCTTCTAGCAAGGTTTGTGGAAGTTATTAATATTCCTTTTTTAATTCTTTTTCTACTCATGGTTTTATTTATTAATTATTGCACCGGCAGGAGGATTCGAACCTCCGCTAACGACCTGTACTGCTACAGGAGGGTATGCCAGCTCGCCATTAAGTTTCACCGGTGTGTATTCTACATTACTCCTAACTTCATGTTAAGTAGTGATTGTTCTCCTTTAGATAGAGATGATATAAATTTATCTTCACCTGCACTATTAGTAAAGATAAATTTTTCGTTTTTGTATCCAAATGAAACGATGTCATATTTATCTAGCTCAAAGTTCTTTAAAGTGTCTTTTATTTTATCGTCTGCAATAATACCAGCTTCGAACGATCGCTTAATTTTGTGAGCGTATACAGAGTCATAAAGTCTGTAGTATTCTGGCATTGATTCAATACCAATCTTATCTTGAAGCTTAAAGAATCTTTCTACTTCATCGAATGTTCTCATTGTTACAGATAAGAATAAAGGTGATGGAGCGTCTACAATAGATTCAGCCACATCAATATTCATTGATTCTAGTTTTCCATTTTTAAATCCTAGACTTATCTTACCTCCAGGATGAATCGCTCCTACAAGTCCATTGAAGTTGTTGTCTTCAAATGTATTATCCCACACATATTGTGCAGTTTGAAGCATCTCAGATTCTGATGTTTTTGCTCTATTGATTTTAAATACCATGATAGTAGCCAATGCCCATGTCATTTTCAATATAAGACTCTTTCCTGAACCATTTTTACCCACGTATAGACTTAATGCATTCATGTCTAAATCTGTCTTAAGCTTCATTGGTTGATCTATATCAACATTCAATTGAGTCATTTGACCCAACTCTTTAATTAGTTTTTTCTTTAACATGGTTTATTTAGTTTTAAATTAAAAAATGAATGTATGGGTCGTTATGCCATATTGCCATTATCGCTCTCCGCGAGCTAGGATGTTACACTTACACTAACATTCATTTGAACACAATCTACACGGATCGTTGTATTATTATGCCAACCAAGTATAAGTTTACTGTATCTCGCGCACTGGGATTATCGCGTTAACCAGATATTGCTTCAACAAGGCTTTAGCCGCTAAACTTTCGCGAGCTTATACTTATAGTTGACACTTTTGTTGTTGTGGTGGGCCTCGAACCCACGACGCAGAACCTTTGCAAAGTCCCCGCTCTAACCATCTGAGCTACACATCACCAGGACATTTGTTATGGTTGCCTTTCCTCTCGTTTGTATAGGTGGCTGGGCTCGAACCAACGACATAACCATTTGAAGGGTCTGTTCTACCAAATACTGAACTACACCTATATTCAGGTTTCTATAGTTTTCCTTCTATTTATTATTTAAAAAATCACTTGTCCTTTCTAGTCGGAATAATAGTATGAAATCTTTCACATACAAGGATGATCTCCTTAATTGCTTATAATTTAACATCTTTACAACAAACACAACTGCTAGTACAGCTTATAATATACTTTTTGACATTTTAAGTACTCTTCTTAGAGCTAACACCATACGTTAATTCGTATTTATATTATTGTTTATCTTCAAGCAAGTGATTTTATAAATTGTGGAGCCGGGGGGAGTCGAACCCCCGTCCAAAATTAAAGTGTAACAATAAGATTTATACAGCTTTTGTAAAGTTTAGCCTTTTCCTTCTCTCAAACAATACTAAATCTAGAAGTTTTGAGATGATAGCATTTATAGCTCAACACTCATGAGTGCATAAATGCAATCTCTCTCATGAGTTGTAACGCACTATGTACGTTAAAATTTATGGCAAATTTATACTCTTGCCAATGTTGAGTCGCATTACTTCTAAGAGTATTATGCTGCCATTCTCATTGTTCTTGCCGGAGCGTTAACGTTAAGTAATGAACCTACTGTAGCCATATTGGCTGAAACTTGATTGTTGTCATTTAAAATGATTCACCTTAGTTATTATCCGTTATCTCTCGGAGCTGATCTTACTGCGTATTTAACCTGTCAAAACCAAGCGGCCCCGTAGCCCTCGTGTGAGGGCACTAATCAAAATAATGATACGCAATTTTATTGTATTAACTTCGTTCCCGTAAACATGTAACAAGAACGCTCAATCTCTCTGTGCGAGGATAGGTGTAAATGTAAACAATCATCCTCGCCCCTGTTATAACGCTTATTGCATCATAGAATCTTGTACCCGGCTTTCTGTTATCCACATTAAATGCTTCGGTATCCCACGCATCCGGTCTTATTACATGCTGGCTTCAACAAGATGTCTATTTTTACACTATTCTTTTATTCTCCAATTATCTTCAGTTCCATAATTTAAATTAGGCCTGTCGACTTGGTTTTGAGGACTAAAGTCACTCCATTTTCCAGAATGATTAGACTGTATTGTCTTACCCTTTGAATATGCGTCTAAGATGAGTTCTTTCCAAGTCATCTTATTTTCTATTCAAAAGAATATTGCCAGCTGATCCAAATACATTGTTTGATCCATAAGGAGAAACTCCGCTTTCAGCCCATACTCTTTCTGTTTCTGCACGATACAACTCTAACATTTTAGGTTGAGACATAATTGCTTTAGTTCTTGCATTGTATTCAGCAGCCTCAAAGTTTCCTTTTGCTTCAGCTACCTTTTGTAATGCTTGTTGTTCAGCTTTCAATGTCTGTGACTTAATTGTTGCAGTTTCCTGAATTACTTTAATTTTGCTATTAATTGCATTTCTATAAGATGCAGGCATATCAGCTTTCAATACAGCAAGAGTTACAGATGTAAATCCTTCTTTATCAAGCAATACCGCAAGAGCTGAATTCACTTTATCTTCATACACATTTCCATGTTGAATCAATGAATCAGAAGCAAATGTTACTGAATTGTCTCTTAATGCTTTTCTAACGATTGCTTTTACTCTAGTTTGTAGTAATTCATCCATACCTATTCGGTACTTTATAAACACATCTTTAGCACTTTCTCTTTTTAATTGTAAATTTAAAGATACATTTAAGCCAAATGTTGCTCCATCTGAAGACACAACGTCAATATGCTCATCAAATTCACTTCCGTCAGTTACTTCTGATGTCCAAACTTTATGTTGGATTGAAGTTGGATAAGTGAACACGTCTTGTGTTGGTGGAAAATAGAATACAAATCCTGATGCAGGAGTTACATTTGGAATACCTTTGTCATTACCCATCTGGTCAACAACTAATGCTACTTCAGCACTATCTGTAGTTGTGCAAGAGCTTGTAATAATACCAACAATAAATAATACTGCTGTCAATCTTAATAATACTTTCTTCATTACTTTTTCTTTTTAAATTGTGTAAAAAAATTTGTTTTTGCGATAGAATAACCTATTAGAAACAACACTACCGCGCCTGCTGTATTCCATAACCAACTAGGTTGATTAATCATTCTGAATGCTTGTAAGATTGATGCTATTGATGCAATCATACATAAAATAAATACTAAAACTCTCATAGTTAATCTAATTTCTCTATAAAGAATGTTCCGGTAATTCTAAAGTTGCATCTTACTTCTCCCATAAATGGAATAGTAATTACACCTTGTTTAACAATTAGCTCTTCTGTAAAAGCTAATTTAGGTCCATTATGAGCTATTGCTAAGGCACGAGTCTTCGTGCCTCCATCAATGCTAGTAATAACCATTTCTTCTTCGTCAATCACATTCTCTTTGAAGATTGACTCTTCGTTAGGAACTCCGTTGTCGATGTTGGCAATTGCTCTTTTCTTAGCAAGAGCTTTTCTGTTTTTCTTTAGCCTTTTGCTTGCTCTATCTTCAAGGGTGAATTCGTAAACTCTTGCTCTGATTGCATCTTGAGATCTATTAGGTATCAATACCTTAAGAAATTCAATTGATTCAGCAATTGTTCTATCTTTTACCCCCTCTTCAACTATAGATAATTCTTCTAGAGTCCATGGCGTTTTTGATACTACATTTTCTTTACCTCCCATTGGTTTAAAATTAAAGTTTTAGCACCCTCCACTCACACTAATCATAGCTCCCTGTTAGAGGATAGACTAATATGAGCAATTGGGTCGCGTAAAAAGACAGCGTTGACGTTATGAAGCGGGATTAATCTTCAATACAACTCATCCATGTACATTGCCTGGGACTCATTCGCGCGTATGCTACAACATAGTTATCTTCTCCCACGAAGACTACACGTCTAGGATTACTCCTCTTTCACAGCTCTTCGTTACAATTAGCTTAAGTTTTCTTTAATGTGAAACTCTGATACTGTCAATTCAGTATTAGTATCTTTATGTAAATTACTATCCTCTCCCTACGAATGTAGATTTGACTCAGCCTATTCACAATGGTTCAATGTTTAGCCGGTATTATCATAAAATCATTTTTACTTCATCAATAGAGATCCTCAAAACGCATAAACCCGTTAAAATCTCATTAAAAAAAGGTTAGAATCCCATCTCTATTGAATCAGCGACTTTGCCCCATATTGAAAAACCACTAACATTTATGGGGCGAAACTGCTGTTGTTGTTGGTTCTAGGCTGCGACTAGAAGGAAAATACTATTTAGAGATCAGACTCAATTGTTCCGTTAGGAATGCAATTTCTTTCTCATGATTTGTAATAGCATCTTCAGCTTGTTCGATTCCTTTGTTAGCCAACAGAAGCGTTCTAATGTATTCAACACTATCAGTGATTAATACTCCGTTGTTGATACGAGCACTTGCTAAAGCTTCTTTAGCTACTTCAAGATTATCTTCAAGTGTTAAGGTATGCGCATTCTTTGCAGCTACTTGAGCACGAATTTGAGCTATTGCAGTCTTTTGGATTTTAATACCTACTGCCGCTGCGTCATCGCCTTTCACTGCTGCTATCACTAATTGAATAAATAATGATGCATTTTCTTTAATTTCCGATGTTTTCATCTTTCTTTGTTTTAGATTGTTATGTTGATTGTTGATTCGATGACAATGTCATCATTTAATTCTTCTTTCTTACTTTCGTAAATAATGGGTGCTGCTTGTTCGGAGGTAGAAGATAGCGGAGGGAATTTAGGCGGATCTCTCCAATCAACCTGTTGAATTGGTTGAGAAGGATAAATAACTGCTTTAGGAATATCCGGGACTCTTTCAACTCCTGGCATTTCTCTTGGTAGTGATACATATCCAGGTTTTAATTCTGTAAAATCCCAATTAAAAAATGTCCATCCATCAAATACCACTTGACTTTTTTTATTTTCAAGCATGTCTTTAACGACTTCTTGTTGATCTTTGGTTAGAAGTTGACCAAGGTAATGGTTCATGTCTAATCCTGAAGCCCACTTTGATGGATATCCAGCATTATCTGGCATACTATTCCACTTACCAATGTCAATAAATTCTGATTTTGTCTTGAATCTATACTCTTTATCAACGTTTTTGCTTGTAGATTGTATTTCTTCTTCTCCATAAGACTCATGTTTAATAAACCTAAAGCAATCTGGATGGAAATTAATTCCATATCTATTGTCTTCAAGCAATATCGATTCATCTTTACCATTCCAATTATAACACCAAGTTAAAGATCCTACTGGAATCAAGTCTGGAAGACTTGCATTCGTACATGACCACTTTAAAGGCTTTATTACCTCAAGGTAAGAAACTTTTGAATATGTACTTGTAGGATCTTTTGCTTCGTAGCCTGTTTTATTCTTAATAAAACCAAGCTCTGTTGTTGGTCCAAAATACATTACTTCACTCTTTGGATAGCGTCCTTCATAGCGTAGCTAAAACGGAACTTGTTTTTAATCTTTGCCATCCAAGCTTCAAATCCTTCTTGTCTCACTATTATTGAGATGTGATTTCTTTGTTCTTTAATTAACATTGCTTATGATTTTCAGGATTGTTGTAATAATCTTCAGCTTCCTGAGCGTATCTAGATTCAGACTCTAGTTGATTGATTTCTTTATCAGAATACTTTCTACTTTTTCTTGGATTTTTATCAGCATAACCTGCTAACTCTCTTTCACTTGGAGGTTCAGGAACTGTAAAGAATATGTACATCAAAAATGAAAACAATAATGATACTCCAAAAAACTCTCTAGTATTAAGTGAATTGATAACTCCATCTAAATTACCAACATGTATCATACAAGATACTATTAGCGTTAATAATACTGCCATTGTTATAGATACTAATGACGTAAAGGCCCTACGGTATAATCTATTTCTCATTATAGTTCGATTTTATAGGTTGAATTCCTAGTTTTAAAGATGTAATAATCATCTGTAACTTCAACAATCTCAGTCACTTCAGCGGTAGATAATCTACCAAATCTGTAACTAAATCCCACTAATGGAATTTCCGGTTTAACATCTGCGTCAAGTACGAAGCCTTCGTTAATTCCATTTGGATGTTCTCCAAAGAATTTATCGTCTTTTAATTTTGTTATTTTTGCCATTTTACATTTCAAAGTAGAACTCTTGTCCTTTTATTTTATAAATACCTCCCCAACTGTACCATCCGTTTCCTTCACAAATCTTAACTCTTTTTACAAAGTGATAGTCAATATTGAAATCTACTAATGATCTTATTCTTCTTACTTCAAATCTATCTGCAATGATTCCGTGTTCGTCGAATCTTTTGTTGTCAAAATAGAATTGATGTTGTTTTCCTTCTTTATCAAACACTTTTATTGTGTATGTTTTGAAGTTCAGTGTCTTTTTTGGCTTCACTTTACTTGAAGACATGTAGTATAGTTCGTCTACTGTGTCATATACTTCGTTGTAATATTGACTAAGCCCAGATAGTTCTGACATAAATGCCAAAGCTTCTGATAATGTACCTGCAGTGTGAACTGTATTTAACATCTCATTGCGTATCCTGCGTTTGATCCTAATTCTTGAAGCTCTTTGTAGATTCTACTAAAGAATCTTTTAATTGTTTGTTTCATGGTTAATTGATTTTACTTGATTTATACTAATTCTTTCTTCTTAATACTGCATCCCATCTTGGAGTAAATCCACTAAAAGTACTATGAACAACTACAACTCCTTTAGAAGTTACTCTGTATTCATATTTTCCTTTTACTGTATCTCCAACTGATAAGTATCTTATTTCATCCTCAATGTGTAATTCTTCGTATTCAGGATGATCTTTGTCTATGACTGCGTCGTCATATTGATTTTTGATTATATACATTTTCTTATGATTTAATTAATAATAGAAAACTAAGACACTCAAAGTCGTAGAATGTCTCAGTTTTAATCATACGCAAGGCTACTTAGATATTCCTTGTATTGCAGTTGCACGCTGATTGTTGTGCTGGGTACAGGTTCGAACTGTAGTCTCTTGCTCCAAAAGCAAGCGCTCTATCCAATTGAGCTATTCCAACTTGTTGTGTCCTTAGACAGATTTGAACTGCCGACCTATCCGTTATGAGCGGAGTGCTCTACCGCTGAGCTATAAGGACATTGCTTAATAATTACTTGTTCTCCTCTTGAAGTACAAACTTACAAATGCTTTCATTTGAGTCTTATAATTATTAAGCTGTATTCTAAACACCACTTGACGCTATTTAACTTTCCTGTCAATTCAGGTAAACATATAAGGTTTTGGGACACGATGGTACTTATACGCACTTGTGATGATTAGCTTCACTTTTAGGGTTTCACTCAATCACGTCATGCAACCCACAAACTTTAGTGTGGTGTTTAGTCTATGGTTTGATTTGTCATGAATGAAAGAATAAATACTATTGTAGTTAACAATATTGTAGATTTCAATTTGTCAAGTACAATTGGATCTATGTCGCTCCATATTGATATGAACGATACTATTAATGTGCTTACCATTACAATTACAAATAGAATTATTGATAAGAATGTTGTGAATTTTTTCATTTGTTCATATTATTTAGAGCTTTCACTACTAATGTTAATAAATAATAAGCTAAGAATAAGCATGGCCATGTTAATAGGCCATACATATCTACTGGAGCATTTTCCATTACTTAATGTTGTTTTCTTTTCTGAATTCAATGTTGTATATTATCAGTATTCCGAAGAATGAGATAAATGGAACTGAATACATGAACCATGTGATTGGATCTGTTTCTTGTTTAGCATTGTCTATCATTGTAATGCCTGTTGCTATCATCCATATTATTGTTAAGAATAAGATGAAGATAAATTTTGTTGATGATTTCATTTGTGGTTGTTTTAAATGTTTTAAGAATGGCCGATTGTCTTTCAATCGGCCAAATTATATAAACCTATTGTACTGCTTCGCGAACTCAACAATATTATTATAGCAACCATAAGCAATATTCTCTACGTGCTTATGGTTTAGTGTATTTCCAACACCATGTGAAGTTCATATTGAAACTTCCAAGTCAACATCAATACAAGTGAGTGCTCGTTTTTGCTAGGCATTTGTTTCCCTGGCTAGAGTTGATTTATCTCAACTGAAACACACGTCATTATTACTTACTCTAATCTAGGATAGTGCACTAGATTAGAGATGATTGATAAGATATCTGCAGTTCTTATCAAAACAGGTTTGCTTTATTATGGTTGAATGCTTAATTATAGCAGTTAAATTTATGTTGTCCACCTCGTCTAGTTAATTACTCTTGACTTATCTTAGGTGGTATTATGTTTTTAAAGTGTACAACACTCTCTTGCTTTACCTCATATTTATATTAATGTGTGTAATTCTTGAAGCTTACACGTTGCTTCTTATTTATGCCTATGGATTAGTGTCAGCTGGATCTATACAGTCTTCTCTATATTCTTCACTGTTAATGTCTTTACAATACATTATTTATGTTTGTTTTATCTATTGAGAAATGCGTAGCCATTGCTACACTTGTTTTGTAATTAGTCCATATCTGATGAACTACTGCTTTAGAAAATCCAATACCTTTCTCTGATTCATAACTGATAATACCTGAATAGGTTTTATAGTGTTCATCTTTTCTTCCCTCGTTAAATATAATACTAGTTATTAATACGAAGTCATTTTCTTTATACATAATAGCGATGTTATTAATGTGAGGTTAATTTTGATTGAGGTTATGTTGATGTAATGTGGGTATTGGGTCTATGCGAAGCATAACAATAACTTACATTAAACACTCAACTCACCAGACAAGTCAATGCTGATGAGTATAAGTGCAAACTAATTCAACCACGAATTGTATGGTTAATGAGGATTACTCATTTAATTTATTCAATGAGCCATTGAAGATTTGATATGCAATATACAATGCACCTATTCCAACTATCTTAGATAGAAGAAGAGTGTATAATGAGCCATCATTATCAATTGGCTCTGAGATCATTAATACAAACCCTCCTAATGAGAGTACTATTAATGCTAGAAGTTTGATCATTGCTAATATATTATAAGCTAATAATCTTGTGTTTGGTAAATTCATGTGGTTGAGAATTAAGAGTTTATTAATACTAGTTTCTATAACTAGCCATTTGGATTGCTGCTTCTTCTGAGTCTATCTCTAAAGCATCTTGAGTAATAAAGTATTTCATTGTATCTAATGATTGAAGTTTAGTATTAACTCATCTCCTCTCAACCACTAATCTGTCTTTTACCATAGAAGGTGCAGAGAAGCTGTTTGAGAGGTTGTTAATGAGTTTGGGTTATATCAGAGTTATCTGATGATGCAAGTTAGGCGCAAGCCTTAAAGGCCCAACTAGTAAACTAGTTGTTTTAATGGACTACCATCTTTAGCAGTACGGATTTCTCCAGTAACACTATCAACGATATCCTCCAATGTGTAACCATCAGGTATCTCAAATGAGAATCCATTATCTTTATCAGTTAATGGTTTTCCAGCAAAATGAATAGCACCAACCAATGGCACATAAACAGGGTCACTGCTAAATTGCAATGGATTCTTTTTTACTAGTAATAATGCAGATGTTTTTTTCTCTCCGCGTAATGAATGAAATGTAGCTAAAGCCATAATGAGTAAGTATTAAATTAGACGTTTATAGATATAAGAGTACCCCATATCCCAAAACATAAAAAGAGTAGGGGGTGAAGTGTTGTTTGACTCGTGTATGACAATTTTTTTTATAAAAATTTTTTAAAAATAAAATTATAAAATGTAAATGTGTGGTTTATTTTCACTACATTTACAATATTAAAATGATAACAATGAAGACATGTACTAAATGCTTAAAAGACAAAGAGTTAATGGAATATTACTTTCAATCTCCAGGCAAACCAAAGTCACAATGCAAGGAATGCGATAAAGAAAGAAGTAGAATTCAGAAAGAATTGAAAGAAAATGAAAATAAAATAGTAAGAGACAAATGGAGAAGTGAAAACAAGAATAGACTTTATAAAGAATCAATGGAATGGGCTAAAAATAATAGAGATTCTAGAAACAAAAGCGCAAAGAAATATAGAGAACTTAACGCAGATAAAATAAGAGAAAGTAAGAAAAAGCAAAGAAAAGAATTGGAGGCTAAAGATCCATTATCATTAATGAAGAGAAGGTTAAGAAATAGAACAGGAACTGCATTTAGAAGAATGTCTTGGAACAAAAAAGGAACTGTTGATTTATTAGGCGCTGAATATCAAGTTGTTTTCGATAGAATAACTTCTTTATTTACTGATGGAATGAGCTGGGAGAATAGAGAGCTATGGCATATTGACCACATTATTCCTTTAGACTCAGCAACAACTGAAGAAGAATTAATTAAACTTTGCCACTACACGAACCTTCAACCTTTATGGGCTAAAGATAATTTAATAAAAAGTAATAAAATAATCAAAACTAATTCGTAACTTGCACAAAAATAATACACTATGGAAGAAGAATCAATATTTGAAAAAAAAATAAAAATTGACAATCAGTTAGTTACATCGATAA